TTAGATTCCCTTGTGCGTCAAACGTCATTCTTTTCTTTGTGGATGGCATAGCAGATTCTTGATTCAATTGTTTATATTTCTCTTGAAGCTGCCTTACCCCTTTAAGGGCTGCAAGTCTTTCAGGAACAGGAATAGTTCGATCGCCTACTTTACCAGCCATTGCTTGGTAATTTTGTAAATCGACGTTTGATTGCGCGCCTTCCATTCTTGGCACATTTGACGTAAGCCAACCAGATATTGCCTCCAGCTGCCCTGCTATTTGGGCGCTTTTAGAGCTTACCCCAACCATTCGACCCGCAGCATCGACAAATGAACCAATCCCGCTTTCTGTTGGATTTTGATTTAATAAAGCTTCGGCTTGTTCAATTTGAGAAAGCATTGCGCTAGATCTTTTAAGGTTTTTTGTATTTTCGGTTTTTAATTTAGCTGATTGCTCTCCAGATTCTTTAGCTCCTGCAATTTGTCCTTGCAATGCTGGGTCTGCGGCTGCGCCAATAACTGCTTGTCCTTGTTGACTCATAACTGGTTCAACTCTGCCTGTTCTTGCATTAAACGCCATTACTCCCTGTGCTGTTTGAACAGGTTGGAAATAGGGCTGCGCTTGAGACGGTGCCGATCTTCCCGCTTGTGCAAGTTGAGTTTTTACATTAATCAGAGGGGTATTTTGCACAATCTGCCCATCTTGCCCACGTACAAGCATATCAGTGTAAGGGTTTCCTGTTTTCTCGATTTGCCCAATCCCTTCAGGCCTATCCCCGTATTCAGTGACCGGAACCAAAGAACCGTTAGCGTCTTTCCAGTCAACCTTTGCCCTACCGTAGTTCTTTGATTCTGCGTATTGCTTAACTAATTCAGGTGAAACCCCCGCTGCAATAGCCTGCTGCGGGGTCATGCCTGCAAGCATTTTCATTTGTTCTGCCTGTTGGGCTTTCTCTGCTTGTTTTTGCGCAAATGACAATTGGCCCTGTATTCCCATTTGTCTCAGTGACGCATCGGGTGACTCCATCAAGGCACCATACGCGCCCTGTATGTTTGGCTTAACTGCGGGCATAGTCGGCCCCATGCCATCAGCAGGAGCGCTCTCAGGCGTTCCTTGTGATTGCCTCAAGAAATTGGCTAGAGCTTTCTTTGTACCTTCTGTGCGCTGTGATTCAATCTGTTTTAACTCATTGCCTGCCATTGACTCGCCAGCCATACCACCGATAGACCGAAGACCAGCAGCAAGGTATTCCAATGCATTAGGCGCGACAAAATGACCGCCCACCATCTGGCCTTGTGGCCCTTGATATTCAGACTGAGCCAGGAACTTTTTCCGGCGGTCTTCTGCAAGCTGTTTTTGTAAATCGTAATCAGTCATAACTTAACCGCCAAAAAGACCTTTGAGATAGTTCCCACCTAACGAGCCGCCGCCAGTAGTCGGCAACCCTGCTGCCGCTGCGCCAAGCCCCATTAAACCTTTTGTTAAACCCGCTTTCCCGGCGTTGGCTGCGTTCACAGCACCAAGCTGGGCGTTATACTGCGCCTGCTGCGCGGCAAGCATATCAGGGCCTTGTGTAGTAGCCTGCTGAGAAAACTGCTGAAATTGAGGTGATGTAACCTGATTGCCAGAGCGTAACGCGTTGATCAAGTTCAAAGGCCTGTCTTGCAAATACGCTTGTTCTTGCAATTGGCGTTGCCGAATATCAGCCGCATTGGATGAAATTGCCTGCTGCTCACCAAAGTTCTGATTGCGCATTGCGTTTTGAAAAGCGGCCAACGTTTGCTGTTCGCCCAAACCTTGCTGACGTGCTGACATATCAAGAGACAAGCCCTGTAACGCGGCCTGCGTCTCTAAATCGTTGCGCTGCTGCCCTGCTTGAGTCATTTCACGGTTATATGCATCACTTCCAAGAGTGATACCTTGGTTTGCTAATCGAGACCTCAGCGCTTCTTCATTTTGGCTTAATTGAGGGTTCAAACGGCTTAAAATCGCCTGCTGTGCAGTAGTTCCTGCGTTAATTGGCATTGCTGCCAATCCTGACGTGTCGATGTTACGATACGCTGGCAAGTTATTTGCGTTGATGCTTTTCAAATCAGAAAGCCCTGACGTGTTTAACTCAGGGTTTTCAAATATATTGCGGGTGCGATCAAATCCGATATTTGCAACTTCGCCATACTTCTGATTAAGCGCAAGTTCTTGATCTAATGCAGCTTGAGCCTGTGGGGTTAAATCTTCTGTTTGCGTCCAACCCGCGCCTGTTTCTTTTCCTTGTGAATCGTAAACAGGATTGTATTGATAAGTTAACGAACCGTAAGGCGTTTTCTGATTAATACGATTTGCATTAGTTGCGTATTTGGCCGCATCAAGGTTGCCCTGAGCTGTTGCCTGTGCGGCTGCTGAATAATCCGGAGCGGCTGGAGCTTTTTGCTTACCCATTTTCTACCTTAAATATTTACAATTTTCACGAAACAATCGAAACAGTAATATATCGCCTACAGGGGTAGCCTCGGACATAATACATTCTAGCTCAAAACCCATTCTTTTTACAAGATTGATTGACTTGTGATTATTAGAGGCATTTGGAGCGGTTATTCTTTTAACACCAAGTTGGTTAAATGGATAATCAAAGATGATATTCAAAAAACCTTTTGTTGCCCAATTCCCCTCACCTGCAATATGGCAAATAATGTTAGCGCCGTTGTAGTCTTCGTAAAGAACCCCGGCCATCAATTTACCTTCAGAATCTAGCTTGCCTATCGCCGTGCCTCGGCCTGCAACCCAATCACCACCACCACGGGCGCAAACCCAAGGCCCAACAACTGAAGCATCGAACGTAAGTCTCACAGTGCTCCTCCAAGCTGGTGCAAATAGTCAACGTTGGATAGACGCACCTCAGCGCCATTGCCAAGCACGCGCAAGCGTATTGCAGCCGAATCAGCCACCGCCCCTACGGTCTGCCAGCGCGTCTGTTGAACAAGTGAGCCGCCCCATGTCATTGAACCCCAGACCATTGAACCCCACGTCATTCCTGTTGGCGCGATAAAATTCAATGTCCCGGTTGGCTCTTGAATTGCATAATCAACATTCAAACCATAGTTAATCGAAGGATTGCCGTTGCTTAATATGTTTGGCCGTACCATCGTAAAAAACTTGTTTCTAGCTTTTTGCCCAAACTGAGAAAATGCAGGCAAAACATCGGCCAAAATACCTACGCCGTTGTCTGTTGCGCCAACCCATGCTTTTTCTATCGTGTTATTAGAGCCGTAGTAAAGGCCACTTGATGCTGGTAGTAAACAATGTGCGTTCCAGCCCGTAAACTTTGCCCAAGCGCCAGTAATTGTGTTTTGAACGTATTGGAAATTTTGACCATTGCCAGCGGGGATGTTCAGAAGCATCATTGTGCCTTCTGGAAAAAGTTCCACCTGCCAACCAAAATTAGAGCCGTAGGCGTTAGCGGCTTCGCTCACACTGTTTTGGATTTTGTCTGTTAATGAGTTGCGTTTATCAATTGAAGCTGATAGCAACGTTCTAGACAGCGGCAAAATGCCCTCAGTGGTGTTAATTGCAAGATCACCACCGATTTTAGTTCCACAACGCCTTCCAAGCGGGCGGCCAAGCACAAACACGCCGACAATGCCAAACGTTGCTGCTGAACTAGGGTCTGTGCCTTGATATACTGCAACTTCGCCATTACTGGATATCACAACCAAGTGATCGTCAGCGCCCGCGCCCGCGTCAATTGTCCAAGTGTAAACCGCTTCAATCCGTCCGCCTTTGCGGAACACTGAGCCAAGATCAAGCATGCTTGCAGCGCCGCCTACAGAATTAACGGGCAGGTACCACAAGTTCATACTGTTGTTTTGAACGAAAAACAACCGATTTTTGAATAAAGTTACATGAACAAAGGTACTGGTGGTTATTCCTGTAATTGCCGGTGTTGAAGCATTTGTTACCGCTGTCCAAGTTGTCCCGTTCCACAGCCTAGGATTGTCCACCCCGTTCACAAAATACATAAACGAGCCGCCTGGGGTAGTTATTCCCTGCGTTTGAAAGCGTGAATTAAGTAGGCCTGACACCATAGCGGAACCAATTGCACCGCCTGCCGTAGCATCGTAAATCGCGCCGTTAGACACCGCAAAAATCTTGGGCGAACCAGAGGCAGGCAAATACTCTGCAAGCGTCTCTACTGGGGCGCTAAAGCCTGTGGCAAACGTTTGTGAACCGTCCCGAACACCTAAATATGATGGGTACGGGAACCAATTGGTTAAAATAACCGCGTCCGTTGGCTTCATGTCAGAAATAGAATCTCGGTCATTAAGTCCACCAATCGGTGAAGGTATTGAACTAGTGCGAGCGGTAGGTCGTCCCATCAATCACCCTTCCATGAACCATCTTGTATATTTGCTTCAGACAGCAGCACAGACCCGTCATAAGGGCTAAGACAAAGCTTCGGTGCACTTTTATCCTGTGCTTTACAGACTTCCAGCAGCGCCCTGAATTCTCCAAGATCAAACGAGCCGTCTAAGCCCTTTGCTGCTTTCCATTGCGCTTTTAAACCTGTAATAAGCAACGAATCGGGGAACAATCCAACGTCTGTATCATTAATGTATTTTGACGTGCGTTGCCCAACACTGTTTTGAACCCAGCCTGTACTTATGTATTCAAACGAAAATATTAAACCGCTTGGAGGAGGCGGATTAATAAACACTTGATTGTTTTGAATACGGAACCGCTCTCTAGGTCCTGCGTACACAATACCGGATTTGAAAGACTGCCAGCTTTGAGGCGATTGAGGCCCAATAAGCGGCCAGCGGTTTGTTCTGTCCCACTCTGTCTGCGGAATCTGGCTTAACCAATCGGAAGGCAAGTTATATTGCGTTTGGCTTAGGTTAAACGTTGCACCTGTGCGCGTTTCTGATAGTGGCATATTCAACGTGATGCTGTTTGTGCCAACACTTACAACTTGTGCAAAAGGGATTGTGCCGCTCCCATTTACTGCAAAGTTGGTTGTTATTCCTGCCGTACTAGATATTCCAGTAATAACATTTGAGCCGTTTACACAATTTCCAACAACATCAAAGGCCACTGTTGTAAGCAAAAACTCATTATTTAGCTTCTGCCAGTTAAACTGTCTGGATATATCAGTACCTAGCCGATTAAGTAGGGCGTACAACTGCCTTATCTGCGGGTCAGTCGAACCGGCAACCGCAGTTGGTCGGCTGATCATTAACTCATCACATACCTGCTGTATTAATTCGACTAGGTTTGACATTATCCCTCGTTATCGTTTTTAGGCGGTCTGCCTCGTTTTGGGGCTATTTCCAGAAGCTGCGCTCTCAATGTTTCCATTTCATCTCGTAAGCGCTGATTCTCAGCCGCTTGTGATGTTTCAAAAGCTGTGCCTGCTGCGGCTTGTAAATATGCTTTTGCTTTGTTTCGCAAATCAGTAAATCCCATTCCAAGCTTTTGGCACGACATGTCGGACAATTCGGCCATTTGCTCTACAGTGTGCACTTCAAAATATTTTGCTTCTTTTGCCTGTGCTCGGGTAATCTGCGGCCACTGCTCAAGAGGTGTGCCAGAAATTCCGGTTACTTCTTGCCGTTTAAACGCTTCCCACTCTCTCGGGTACATCTTAATATCATGATCTTTCGCAACGCGTTCAATTACTACGCTCCCATCGCCCGGAATCAGCTTTTGAATGTGAGGCATATCCCTGAAAATAGGACGGCCTTCTTTCTCTGACTCGTGTTTAATTTCTACTGCATCACTATAAAATCTTACGCACACACCACTTTGCTGATTCATAATTTAATCCTACGGTTTTCGTTGAAAAATTTATGATGTTTAATTTTCGCGTTTTTATACGCTATATGCGCATCAAATGGGTCGCAAAACAAACCAAGAAAAGTTCTTTTTCCATTTATTGTAATATATGACTCAAATTTTGAGCCTTTTTTTATTACGCCCATATAACCTGTTTTGTGAATTTCTTTTATTCTTTGATTTTGAGAATTTTCGTAACAGGTAGCCTCTCTTAAATTAACTATACTGTTGTCGTCACGGTTGCCATTAATATGGTCTATTTGCTTGTCTGAAAACTTACCAAAAGCAAAAAACCAAGCTAATTGATGCGCAAAATACGAGTCCCCAAAATATCTAATTCTTCGGTAGCCTTTTTTATCTATTGTTCCTGCAATTTTTCCTGCATAAACCCTATTTCTATTAACTTTCCAAAAGAACTTTCCAGAAAACTCATCATAATTAAGTTCATTGCAAATATTGCACAAACTTGGTTTAAAATACTTATCGCTCATGTTGAATCGCCTTTCAATATGTGAAGTGAAGCCTATAAGATTCGTATTCTTATGGGCTTTGCGCATTTTACGCTACTTAAACATCAAAAAAAAGCCCCGAAGGGCAAAAAGGGGGATGAAACCCCCTCCACCAAACTTATACAGAAGTTGCGCTGAACCAGCCACGATCGCCTGTTGCCATAGCTACAGGAGGTGACAAATAAGAGCCGCCTGTGGCCGTTGCTAGGAACGTTGTTGCGTTAACTGTGCACACCGCTATCGATGCTGCAATAGTCGCGTTGGCTTGCGCGTAAACATAACGGCGACCATTGCTACCCCAGCGTTGCTCACCAAGCCGTGCGTCACCGCGTCCACCGGCCAGCAAATCTGCTGCAAGTGTAATTGTGTTAAAGTCTGCGCCTGCGTTTGGCGTGACCGAAAAAGGTGCTGTCATAATTTATTCCTTTAAATTTATTCAAAAAGGGGGACAACCCCCCATGCCCCTTAATTAATCCAATAACACGCCTTGAAACTGAGCGCCCGAGCAAGTCAACGCCCCGGCCCACCCCATCAAACGTACAATAGCATCTTGGTTAACAGACTGACGGTCTCCGCCGATTGCCGTAAAATTTCGGTCACGGTGTGGGCGGAATTTAATGTAATTTGTGTTCAAGAAATACATTCGGTTAGCAGGTGCGGAACCACCAATACCGCCATCAAGGAACACATCACAGTTAAATCCGGCGCCGAAATATTTCAAGCTAGTGAAACCTGCGCCGCCTACATCTGTACCAGTGATACGTTGATTGGCCTGCAAGCTCTCAAGGTAAAGCCTGTAATAGTTGTTGTCCGCAACGATAATATCAGGGCGATCAGTACCACGAACCAACTGCACCGCAACCCGGTTCATGTAACTTTGAATGTTTGCAGAAGTTGCAGCCGCTCCGCCGTCTGTCGTGGCATCAAATGCCACGTTGCGCCAGAACGACCACGTGGCCCGGTTAATGTTTCCGTAAGTGCCGGATGTTGGCGTGGATGATACTGCGGCAGCCAAACCCACAATATCTTTGCCACCATTACCAGTACCGTCGGAATATAAACCAGCGCTGATCTGGTTCATTAACTGCGCTTCAGCAACCTGAATGCGACCTTCCAGCAAATCAATAATCCTTTCTTTACCACTGTTTTGTAGCGTTTCAAGACCGCTAATTGTAACTGCTGACGCATATTGTTTAATATCAAACTGAGCCCCTGAAACAGGGCTGTTTGGTGTGATATCAATTGTATCGTAACCCGAATAAGACCCGGCATTAAGCGTGTTCGGGTCGTTATACATGATTTCTTCAACAATCACGTTACCGCCGCCAAACGGCTTAACGTTTCCACGCTCTCTCACTTTCATCAGTAGCGCGTTGTTTTTTGTCGCGTTGTCAGCTAGCGTGTTACCGCGCGCCTGAATTGTAGTCGATATAATATCGCTTAAATTGGCAAATGAAGCCATGATTATGTTCCTTATTAATTATCAGCAAATTGCGATCGTAAAATATCTCCGATCGACCCATTAATCGGCTGACCCCCTGCGCTTGCTGGGCTTGACCCTTTAACACTTACTGCGGCAGTTTTTGCACGCTGTGTTTGAGCTTCTGCACTTGCTTTGCGTTGGGCATCTGCGATCTGCTGAGAAATAAGGGTTTGCCTTATGTCCTGCCTCATCCATACAGCCATTTCGTACGCGTCTTGCAGCGTTCCGGCCTTACCTGATTCAAGTAAATCTGCCATATCGCCACGCACTGCGTCAAAGTGCGGTTTCTCAGCATAACCAAATGATTCCAGTTCTTTCTGGGCTTTCATTTGCTCTTGCTGTTGTATCTGATTTTGCCACATTTGCTGTGTTTGACGCAACTCGTTTATTTGTTGCATCAAATACTGTGTTTGTGGGTCTTGATTAACTGGCTGTTGCACTTGGCCTAAATCAATACCATATTCTTGTGCAAGCTGTGCAAAATAAGCCGCTTTTGTAGCTGGGTCACTTGTTCTTAATGTGACATCTGCTTTCATTAATGCATTAATAGCTGTTGGCGCATCAACGCCAAGACGCTGTAAATGCTGCTGATAAGGAGCAATTACCTGATCATATGCCCGCGCTCTTTCACTGTGGCTCTTAAAGTCATTTAATCCACGGTGAAAATCAGATTCGCGCCGTTCTGCTTCCTGAGTTAATAGTTTTATTTCATCTTGAGTTAATGCCTCTCCTCTGTCGGCTTTCAAAAACGCTTCTTGCGCTGCGGGTTTCCAGCTTGACGGGGCTTTTCGAACTGGCATTTCTTGAACCGCTTCAGCTTCAGGCTGTGGTTCTGTAACTTTGGCAGCAAAACGCCCTTTTTCGTCTCTTACAGCGCCTGATTCAGTTTGTTCAGGCTCAGGTGACTGCTCAGACTCTGGATTCGATACAGACTCTGTAACAGGCTCTTCTGTGTGTTTATCGAATGCTTCTTGTAGTGCGCTTGCAATATCTGTCATGAGGTTTTCTCACTTATTTTGTTAATAACCTTTGGAATTTAAAACTTCAGCAATCGTTCTGCGCCTGCTTTCTCTATCATCAATAGGTTTTGGCCTTGCGTTTTTCATTGCATAATCAATCTCATTGCCTATCTCAATGCAATTATGTTGCCGCAAATGCTCACGGTGCTTACTACGACTTGTGATCATTTCGCCAGTTATCATTGATTTGTAAGGTTGTATATCCGGCTGTATATACGAAGCCGTTGAAATGCTTGGCCCATGATATTCATCAGCAGGTATCAACTTAAATGTAACTGGGTCTTGAATGTATCTAATGCGCATTTTGTCACCAAATAAACTTAACTAATAAATGATATAAATTCGCTCATTGCATTTGCCGCATCAGAATATCCTTGAGACGTTGGATGTAATGTATCCGCATAAGGCATTATTGGATTGGTTTCCTCATAAGACACCCAACGCTTTTTAAAATCAAACAATGGAAGATCAAATTCATCCGCTAATTTATACAAAACATCAATATACAAATCCAAAGTTCCATCAACCGCTTGAGTAGTTCCGCTGGGGAAACCAACCATTAAAATTACATCAGAAACAGGCAAAGCAAGAGCAAGGAAAGACCTGATATTAGTTTCATAATCTGCAATTGGTATTAAGTTATTACTGTCATTTATTGTCAGCATATAAAGATGCAAGCTTGTATCAAGGTTTTGTGTTGCGGTATTTGCAACTGCAGTTACTTGGTTAGCTGTTACGGCTCCGGGCCTTGCCGCATTTGTGACAAATACAATATTTTTTGAACTGTCTCTAAATACAATTTTTACAATTTGCAATTCTTTTGCTGCAACTGTTTTTGCAAATGAAATTGTTGAAGGTGCAATTGTTTTTGTAAAAGTTGCCGTGGCTTTTTTTACTGTTGTTGTTGCGTTTTGAGTAAGAGTAAGAGTTGATGAAACAATACCATTCACCAATACGTTTACAGTTTGATCGTAGTTTCCACTATTCCCAGATCCATAATAAATATCTACTGTATCCACATTTTCAGCAACTGCAAATGATAAATTGGATGTGTCTCCTGCTAATGGATTTCTGTACGGAGCGTTTGCAAATAATCCGACAACGCCAGCTGATATTGCCCAGCTACCATTCAATGTTACTCGAGGGTCATATTGTGCAAGAGTCACAGTAGAGTGAGGCTCATATACTTGACTTGCTGAAGTAGGTTTACCTGCATTATTCATTATCGTAGCCATCTGAACTGGCCATGATGTCGCTCTGACCGCTCCACCAACAACTGTACCTGCTGTAGTTGAGTCGCCTACACATGTGATGTGAGCATTATCACGCAACGGGTCTGTAGATGATAATCGAGTTTTTGCAAAAGCTGCCCTCCAGCGTTTTAAACTTGCTGGTTTTGCGTTATACCAAGTATTATTCCCAGACCCGCCACTATTTTCAAGAGCTGGTGAATCAGGCTCATCCGGTACGTTTGCAGGATGACCAATTCCCAAAATATAATGCTGTTTTCCAGCTGCATTATCTGCCATTTTCTTTTCCTTTGATTTTATAAAATATATTAATAAGAAGTATATTCGTTATTAATAACTTTTGACATTAATTCATTCTCATCATCTTTTTCATTTGTTGACTCTTCGCCATTTGTTTTTTCGCTAATTGCCTCTTCAGACTCATGTTTAATCTGCGCAACTTGTATTGCAGTTTGCTGTTTGATCATTTCCACCGCTTCGGCGCGCCTAATCTCGCCTTCTTGTCGAATTTTCTCAATTTGCAATTCATGTTGCCTGAGCAATTGCTCTAGTTGCATTTCAGATTGAGCTTTGATTTGCGCCATTTGCATATCAGCTTGTGCTTTCGACTGTGCTGCCTGTATGTCCGCTTGCATCTTGATTTGCATCGGGTCAGGAGGCGGAGGCGCTGGCGGTTTAGGCTCCGAAAGTTTAGACATGGCAGAGTCAAAAGCGGCCTCGATCGGCCTTCCTGACTTGAACGCGCGAATGCCAAACAACAGCATTTCAGCGAGCAATGGGGTCATTTCAGGGGCTTGCTGTGCAATCGGCAACACTTGTTCTAAGAACCCACCAGCTGCCTGCAAAAACTCCATGCGACTGGCTTTTTCTGCTTGCTCATCCATCTCAACCAAGCTATCAGCTGCAACGTCAATACGGAAGTTACGCGCTGGTTCCGATTTGAGCAATTGCAATGCAGGCTCCGCAAACTGCGCGTCTTTCGTGCCTGCTATGCCCGACATCTCAATCAATTGTTCAGGCGGGTATAAATCAGACATTAACTGCGACTTAATACGCAACAACTCGGACGCGAATATAGCCACTCCGCGTTGCATGTCACGTAAACGTAGCGATGCAAACTGGCTTTTAATCTGCTGTGCTGTGGCCGTTTCAGAAGCTACCGAAGCGCCCCTGATTATGTCAGATAATCCAGTTATCTCATAGATAACCTGCTTTGCTTGGTCACGTGCTGCATAGCAAGATTGCAGCGTGTTTACAACCATATCCAGGGGCAGAAAATCAACCGTTCCTTTTATCCCACCTTTTTCACTAAACGCGGCCCAAGTGCTCACTGGTATTAACGTATTATCAACGCCTTCATTGAGCATACGCTGTATGCCTGTTTGTGATGCATCATAAACGCCCACAATTTTAAGCGCTCTGATCAGCATTGATATACGCTGCGTAAGCAAGTCTATTTCATCGGCCTGATCTTGATACAAAGCAAAATCAGGCACCGGAACTAGCGTATCTGTTGTTTGCGTTGCGTATAGCGGCTTAGGACACGGCCAAAACGAGTCTAGGCCGTATGGGTCAGGCTTGCAATCTAATGCTGTTTCGTAGCCCTCAGCTACCCAGCACACTTCTTTCTTGCTCTTGTCCCAGATCTCCCAGACCTTGGCCTTTTTCATGTGATCACAGTTTTCACCGTTTTTGATCATCTCATCAAGCCCAAGCGGGACGTGGCTCATGGGCACGTCTTTAAACTCTTCGCCGAATCGTGAGATAACCTCTTCCTTGCTCATGTAGACCAACCGGGCGGCCCATGTAACCTCTTCCCATGTGCGGGCCGGGGAACATCGAAAATCCTCCCAGTAAACCGTATCGACCACCGCCGCTGCTTGGCTTATTATCTGGCCTTCTGCTGTCTGAACATCACGCGTTTCAAATCGGACCCAAGCAACACCGCGCCCGGGTAATAATCTGTCCATTATCGCGGCCCGCATTGCTGCGTCAAAATCCGGGTAGTTTTCTAACTCGAAAGATAATGCCCGTTCAAGAATTTGGCTTGCGGTTCTGCCCACGGGGTCTTGGTCTTTGTGTCGTCTCTCGACCTCCGGCTTGGGCGTTTTGCCGTACATTGCCGGAAATAGCGTCTGGATGTTTGACCACAGGATATTATATCGCTTGCTCGTGTCAGCCCATCCTGTGCGGTCGTCTCTATAACGCTTGATGATTTTCTTGCCGCGTTTAAGCCATTTGTCGTCTTCGCGTTTTGCAAGTTTAAGCTCTTGCGCCCATTTCTCGGCAACTTGCTTTGCGTTATATTCTGGTTTTTCTTGCATCAAGATGTTGCCTTTTGTACTCGTTCAGCAAATTCAGCTATCCCTAAATGCCTGTATTTTGACAAATGCAGATCAAGCGATGAGATTAATTGATCATCAAAAGCTTTACCTGATTTGACAAGATTAATTGCTTTCAGGATTAAACGATAAGCCTTGCAGCGTGTTTCCGAATTGAATTCAAAAACGGATTTTAATGCATATAGTTTTGATTCTGTGTACATTAATATCTTTCCTTTTTGTTTGAAGTTTCTGCCCACAAATCATCTAGCTTTGCTGTGATTATTCGACCATTATGTGCCGAAACGGGGAAAGTTGGCAAGCTTTCGGGTTGTTTTGGTTTGTTTTCGGCGCAGCTTACTGCGGCCATGCGAAACGCGTCCGCGCAGTGGCTGGTGTGGTCGTGTCGTGGCTTTGATCTAAATGCTTTCTTGTCATCATCCCACTCACGCTGATATTGTTTTAATAACTCCACCGCGTCCCCCGTGTTTTGTTGATCAAACCAACAACGAGTCAACATCATGCGCGCTGCTTGTATTCCGTCTTGCACGGATAAATTTGGCACAATATCCATCTTCGCAATGGTTAAGTACTTGCCTAATTGCTCAATTACAGACTTACCACCGCTTGATAGCGTTTTAGCCCGCGCATCGTGTGGTAACCAGTGTTTCGCGTACTTATACGGCTTATTTAATACTGCGTTTGCATAGTCTTCGATACATAATCCGGAACCAGAGTAGTAATCAATGAAATGTATCTCATTGTATGTAACTTGGTAAAACCATATCGCGGTATCATCGTGATAGCCTAAGTCCCAAGCGGTAAACACTGGCAAGCTTGCATCATAATCAACAACGCAAACCCTATCTGCCATTTGCGCCAACTCTTTGCCGTAATACGCGCCCAAAATAGCCGCTTCAAAACTGCATTCAAATTCTTGCGCGTATTGGTCTTCTGTCATCCCCGCCGCTGCGTCGATTAACTCGGTCTGTGGTAACAAACCTGATTCGCTTGCTTTTATGCTTGCCGCAAACCAAGAATCACTAGCCTGAGCCGTGCGCCATATATCATAAAAGCCATTATGCCCTTTGGGTGTGCCGATAAAAACAGCCCAACCTTCGCGGTCTGCCAGCAAAGGCCTGATAATCTCACCCCACACACGCGGTCGCATATCCGCGAACTCGTCTAAGATAACGCCATCAAGATATAAGCCGCGTAGCGCGTCTGGATTGTCAGCGCCGAACAATCTAATCCTTGCGCCGTTTATTAACTCTACCCACAATTCTGAAGCGTTTGCATTTACTCGAACATCTGCTGTATATCTCAGCAGATAATCCCATGCGATTGATTTTGCTTGTGAGTAATAAGGGGCTAGATAAGCGTAACGAGCATCTTGTTTTTGCTCACAAAATGCACGGCGGATTAGGTCATTTATACAAGCAACTGTTTTGCCTGCGCGTCTATGCGCAACGAGACACGCCCAGCGCTCAGATCGAGCGTGGAACTGTTTAAACGCGCCGCGCGGTTTATACTTGATTGTGATTTGCTTGATTAATCCAGCCATTTTATCGAGTGCACCACGGGCTTATCGGAATCGCCGACGTGCTCTGTGCGATTAAGCTTTGGCGCTGCGTACTCTGCCAGTTTAGCAAGCAGATCAAGCGCTTTTTCTGGCGCTGGCTCTTTGCCGTGGGAGCCGGTGGCTACTTGCTCAAGCCACAATTCTACGTTTTCCGCGTTTTTGTCAAGCAGATTAGCAATCGTTTCGCGAAAATTTTGAGTTATTTTGTTTGGAACACCTTTTTTCCGCCCGCCTGTTTTTGCTCTAGTTGTCATTTCTAGTTTTTTCCACTTTTTTAACAGCTACTCTCTACCTTTGCGCAACTGCGCAGCTCTAATCTCACGTATATCTGTTTGCATCGCGTCTAGTCTGCTTAAAATACGCTGCTCGCTCATGCGCTGCTCTGTGTCTGTTGTCTGCTGTATCTTGTCGATACGTTGCTCAAGAGTAGCAACAGCACGTTCAAAATTGTTTGCTTTTGCTTGCACCGTAAAAAACGCGCCTAAGCCGCCCACGGCAATAACGCCAAGGCTTATGAGATTAGTCAAATTCCACGTGTTTTCGAACTTCGGCGACATAGTTGCTACTGTAATTTACTACGTGCGTAGTATGCGATACGTTAAAAATTGTGTCAAGAACGTGCTCCCGCCTCACCCAAAAAGGTGGCTGTGAAATATATCTAAAAAACATGTTGACTCACTGGGTATTAATTGTTAATATGTACTCACTGAATAACACAACACAAAGGGGTAAAAAATGAATCACGGCAGCGTAAACCAAAACGGAATTGAAATCACATTGACGCAAGAAGCTTACTGCTCAAATTGGGGCGAGTATCGCGCAAGCGGGAAAGACGACCAAGGCAACAGATACGAGGTGATTTGGGACACGACAATGGCATGGGATGAGGCGCAAGCAGAATTAAAATCTAACCCTGAAGATGTCTGTTTAAGTTTTATCGAAGACGAATCAAACGCTTGCGACTGGGAAAATCCACGCGAAGTACAAGCAATTTAAACAACACAACGGAGTAAACAAAAATGGAAACAATGGCACAAAGCGCAGTAAGCAGCACAAACGACTCTGAATGGGGTTACTCGTTCGCTGTTCGTATGGCAGACAACTTCTGTGATAAGCATGAATGGGTATCGCCAAAGGAATTGATTTACTGGTTCTGCGACGGGTCGCAAGTAAAATTCAATTCAGATAAAGAAACCGCCGAAGTTTTAGCGTAATTTACAAAGCAAGGGGAATGAAATGGCACAAACAACAGAACACATCTTCGCAGGCGCAATGACAATTGACGGCACGCCCGTGAATTCTGTACGCACTTACGACAATCGCAAAATATCTAAAATGATCAACGATGAAAACGGCGGATTCTATTCACGTGTTGACGAAAAGGATTTAAACCACCGCTTTCATAATTGCAAAGTTTACGTTTGGGTTTCAGAAGATGAATAAAATGAAAACATCACTTAAACAAACAGCAACAGGCGAATGGTTCGTGGCGATTGAACTCAATAACGAGACGCGCTGTTACTTCAAATACTATTCACAAACCTGTTGCGTAGCTCTGCAAAATTTGAACAGGGATATCGCAAGGCACGGCCAAGAAGTTATTAATTTTGACGAACTACCCATAGTTACAAGCCGAATTGCAAAATCAGGTCGAAAAGTTTACGAGCTTGCAGCTTAACTAACAAAACAAAGGGGGAAAAAATGAAAAAACTATCAGTAACAATCATCGGTTTAATCGTAGCCGGCTTGGCTGCTGGATTTATTTCCGGCGCTTTTGAAAAACTGTCTTATGTGTTTTTGGGGTAAAAATATGTATTTTGTAAACGAACTTGGGCTGAAAGAAATAAGCGATTTTTTACAAGCTAATCACAAATCACATGAAAGTTTTTACGGAAATAGTGATTGCCTTAAAGCATGGGCAAAGCAGGCTGAATTCCAAATCGGTGAGGGTAACGATGCTGAGATCGAAATAAACTCTTGGAATAGCGTTTCAGGTCGAACAGAAAAATACAAAATCAGCAACGAAGGTTTAACTTTTGAGCGGGTGACAAAATGAAATACAAATTTGAACACAGCAAATTATACCATAAATTTGAATTAGATAATGATGATGATTTTATTTATTATGATGATGGTTGTTATAAAGAAAAGTTTAAAAACAATTGGGCTGGTCAAAATGAATGCCTAAATTTCTTGAGTAGAGTCAAAAATGATTTTCTTTTATCGGTTACGTTTGATTCAAATCATGACTTATTAGAAAACATTTCTAAGGTTATCGGATTTTCAAAGGTATCAGAAAATGAATGAATTAAACGACAAGATGGAACGACTTGAAATGACACTCGCGCAATTTGCAAAATACTACGGGGTTAGCGTTTACACAATGCGCAACTGGTTACGTGGAGACAGAAAGCCTAACTCAATCATCCACAGAGTTAACGAGTTGTTTGCCTATATTGAGTTTGCTTCGCCAGAGCTTAACAATCATTTAATTGCTATGGCAAAAGGTGAGAAATGAAACAGTTTATTAATTATATTAAATATAACGTTTCACCAATGAAAGACTTATATATTTGTATATTTGTGGTTTATTCAACTGCCGTATTATTGGGGGAAATATGTTTAAATCAATAATTGAGTTTTTATCTGGGTTTTTAATCGGCTTGCCTATTGCAGCATTAATATCATCTTATGACATAATCAAGGAGTTATTGAAATGATACAACTTCGCAAAAGAGAAAACGATGTTCTTTTTTCAATCCGTGATTTTGCATACGAATTAATCCGTCACGACAAGGAAAAACGATTGTTTGGCGTATGGTGCGCGAGACGTGTTCAACATTTGATGGAAAACCAAGATTTGATCAATTGTATCAATGCCGCCGAAGCGTTTGCAAACGGTCAGATACCTGAATCAATGATGAACGCTTGTTTCGAGAATACAGCGCCTACAGCGAAGAGCTGCGCGTTAACTGATGTTGCTCTATCAACTTGTTTGACCGATGCGGATGAGGTGCCGTTTGGCGTGTGCTGTGACTCTGTTTTACTTGCAGACGATCGGAAAGCTGAGGTTGAGGCAATAGACAAAGAATTTAATCGTTTGTTGTCCTGCATTGAATGCAGTGGCAGAATACAAAATAAAGTGATGAAAAGAGAGCCCCTTTAACCGGGGGTTTTTATGAAATCAGAACAGCAGCAAACAAAAACCAACACCAGCCCAAGCGTGTATTAAGTCAGCGTGTACGTGTCGTTTCATTATTTTGATTCCTGTGATTCTAAATAATCCTTAACTTTAGAAAATAGATAATGTACGTTCTCTTTATACGACCCCTTCTTATAACAATTTACAGCTGCGGCAACCACCTCAAGCATTTCCGGTGTTGCTGGTTTTGAGTCAGCTCCCCAAAAACTGGTGTGGCTCATTTTGTGAATATGATCAATATCGTTTTGCATATTACAAAACCTTTGATCAACTCGATCGCGAAAATAATCAAGATCATTCCGAGTTACGAAATCATATTCAAAATTACGCACTACATCCGGCATTTCATGCGTTTCTGTGGTTGTTGTTGGTTCTGCGGTTTGTGCAAAGAACCCGTGGAATGTCATTTCTTGTAGCTGTTTAATTTGATATTCAAGCGCTTCAACTCGACTTTCTAAATCGTTACAAGAATAAATTCTTTTAGGGTGATTGGCTGCAATATCTTGACCAATTGAGCCATGTGCTTCACCGCCGCCGATAATCCCGCGTTCTGGCTCAAGGTGTTCTGGGTATTTCATGAATAGATCAAGATCCTCACAAGGATCTGTATAAAAAGTTCCATTTTCTGTGTATGAGTTTTCTTGGTCGCATTTGTAAGGGTATTTTTCGGAATTCGATTTTTTGAACCCGGTTACATCATTACCGCATCCATCAATTAACGCATCACCACGCAACGCACGTTCTAAATTAAACGGTATTCTTTCCATTTCTGTTCCCCAAAATAAAAAAACCCCTAGGTTTGGATTCTTGCCAGTGGCGTTTTTTGGTCAAGGGGAGTGA